CTGCCATTAACGGGTCACTTCATTACTTAGTCTTACTCGTCCTTCTATAAGCCTAATTGTGTAAGCACAATCTCCAGAACCTGAATATAATTCTAGGTCATAATGTGCATCTCCAGACCAGCTTAAATCTGAGCTAGTACATGATGCAATTACTACTCCTACTGTTCCGGATGCCGGAGGAAGGTTATCGTTAGAACCAGAAAAATGAAGGCCGGTGCCGTCAGCATTATAAGAGCTAGATAAAGTTAAATATACCGTATCAGAAGTAGCAGTTGGTCTTATTTGCATTCGACCGGTATAATATGAAAGATCGACAGGATCGCCGTTTGAATCTTTGTATGCTAAATCTATTTTAAAGGTAGCTCCTTGCTCTATGTAAAAATTGTATCTCCCGGCAGACATAGTTTTCTTATAAATATCTGTGTAACCAGATAAGGGCTAGTTAGTCCCTATATGTTATAAATACACCTAAAACAGGGTCAACAACTTCATGACGGTGGTTTTTATATAAATGTATTACTTTTACTCTTGGTACTTCTATTTCTAGTTTCAAAAAGAAATCAAACCCTGAATCTTTTTTATTTCTTAAATCACATTGAGACATATCCCCGCAGAATACCATCTTAGATCCTAAACCAAGTCTACCTATCATTAATTCTGTTTGTTTCATAGTGGCATTTTGTGCCTCATCAATTAAAACAAAACAATTAGAGAATGTATTACCTCTCAAAAATCCAAAGGGAGCTACTATGACATCCCCGTCGTGAATTAACTTTTCAGTCTTAGCTTTTCCAACCAGGTCATGCATTATGTTATAAATCGGAGAGGTTAGATAAGATAGTTTATCATCCACGCCTCCGGGTAGAAATCCAATATCTTCTCCGGCTGTTACGTAAGGTCGGGCAATAATAAGTTTCTCTACTTCTCTATTGAATAATTGATCTAGTCCAATTTGGACTGCTAGCATAGTTTTACCTGAACCAGCTTTTCCTTTTATGGCTGTAACGTCATGGTGTAAGATTTCTGCTTTGGCAAGTTTCTGTTCTTCGTTAAGAGTGATTCCAAATCTGATCGGTCTTTTGGGCTTTCTTTTTTCCTTGAAAACCTCATCGGTGTGATGATTACTCGGCATATTAAATGTAAGATTGATAACTTTATTATAAATAGATTCTTAATAAGGAACGGCCATAAAAAAAGCCCGGCTTTCACCGGGCTCTTCTAAATATTGTAAGTTAGTTTATCTTACAAAGTGTTTAGACCGTTAACGAAGATCTTACCGTAGAATTCTGGTCTTACCATCTTCTTAGCATATCTAGTCAACAATCCTTTTCTTGGTACGAAGGTATCTGGATCGTACACCATAGGAGTCATGATCAATGGAATGTAAGGAGCAAATACAGCACCAGTTTCCAAGAATTGGCTACCTTTGAAGCCCATCAAGATTGTATTCTCTCTCATGTATGGGTTCTTGTATACAGTGTATCTGTTGTTGATCTGACCCATCTTCTGTACACCGAAAGCGTAAGTTGATTTAGCCACATCTCCGTCAGAAGAAGAAGCGAATCCAGGAATACTTTCCAAGATAGTAGCAACTGTAGGACTAACTACGCAGAAGTTAGCACCACCTCTCAAAGTTCTCTGATGAATTTTGTTAGATAGTTTCTGCATCTTAGTTCCTAAAGTTTGGAACCATCCACCTTGAGTGTTGTAGAATCCACCTGCATCAACTCCGTTTGCTGTGAATGCAGTTTCACCAGCGTTAATGAAGTTGTTGTTCTTAGCAGACCAGTACTCAGTACCAGCAGCAGCAGACTCAATCAACATATCCAAGATTTCCAAGTCAATCTCAAGACTGATGTATTCAGACATTGTAGAAGTCAACTCAGCCTCAGCATCCAAGCTATGGTATGCGTTCAAGTCCTGAGCGAATTCTGGAGTCCATTGTGCTTTCAACTTCTTAGTTTTAGCAACGATAGCCTCAGATCTCATAGAAACGTTAATCTGTGGGATAACGATGTCAGAAGTAGACTCAGCGTTAGGTACTGCAGCAGCAGCTCCGCTTTCGAAGTCACCTCTTGCATCATCCTTAGTCTCTTTGTTGAAAAATACTGTGAATGCGTTCAAAGCATCCAACTCAGCAGTAGAAGCTGATACGTAAAACTCGATAGCAGTTCCGTTAACTTTAGTAAACTCTTGCAATACTCTAGCATCAGTTACAGATCCAGAATTAATCAAGAATCCTCTTACTGCCAACTGATCGAAATCTGGTAATGCAGTAGCTACGCTAGCGATAGAAAGTTTCTTAACTTCACCAGCTGCTTGAGATGCACTATAAGCAGAATCGAAGTTGATTTCGTTTCTAGATGCAGTAGTTGCAGTAGCAGTTAGACCTGCAGATGAAGTCTGGTTAGTAGAGTAGGTAAATCTACCCTCTCCGTAAAGACCACCAGTAGCGGTGTTACCGAAGTTAGCAGAAGAATCACCATACATAGAATCACCTGAAGTGAAAGGATTCTTATCAGTTCCGTATTGGAAATCCAAGAAGAATACAAGACCTGAAGGCAAGTTCATTGGCTGAACAGAAACGAATTCTTTAGCAGCAATCTGCCCGAATACTTTTCTTACCAATGGAAGAGCAACTCCAGCCCACTGCTCACCAGTACCAGGTGAAAAGCTTGCACCTGTTCCAGTTTGAGAAGTCTCAACTACCAACTGCTTTGCCTGATTCTCAAGAATCATAGACATGTTATTTTTCTCAACGTCGCTATCCATACCTTCCAAAAGGCCGGTAGCGTCCCATTTCTTTGCTAGTCTAACAGCGTCAGACTGCAAGCTCTGCCATGGGTTAGCAGATTCTAATAAATGTTGTACGTTTGACATTTTATTGTACTTTCTAAATTTTTATTTTTACTTTATGCCTGCAAGTTTTTGGAACCTACTTACCATACCATCAGTCTCCACTACAGGCTTCTTTGGAGATGTTCCGACAGCTTTAGATGCAAAACTCTTAGATTCTTTAATAGCTTCTTTAGGAGCACTTGTTGATACTAGACCTTCTGATAAGGTTTCGTATACAAGCTTAACTTCCTTAACTGTCTCAGCTTTATCAAAGGTAGTCAATACCTTAACTTTCTGAGCTTCTGTCAAGTTCTTAGCTTTAAAGATTTTATTTGTGTAAAGTAACTTAGAATTTAGAAGATTAACCTCGTTTAACTCAGTTCTTAAAGTTTCAACTGCTTCAAGAGCTTCTGCTAATTCACCGGCTGCTTTCTTTTCTTTGTAAGCTTTAACAGCTTTAGAGATCATAGCCGCAGTCACTGCTCCGGTTACAATCGCAGCGACAGGAATCATACCGGTTACTAACATCGCTCCTGACATTCCAATACCGAACTTAGCAGCTATCAACTTGATAATAGGTAAAAATGGTCCATAACCCACTTCGTTGAGTTGACCTTCTTCTAATTCTACACCTTCGTTAACTTTCTTTTCAAGATCAGCTAATGCTTTTTTAACTTCTGGTTTAGTATCTAAAGATTTATCACCGTGTACTTTATTTAAAGCAGCAGCGATTTCATCTTCAGCTCCTTCTTCCATCTTGTCTTTTTCATCATGATAAGCTTCTTCCATTTCAGCTTTTTTACCGATCATTTTCTTGAAAGCTTCAACAGCCTTATCTCCTCCTACTTTAATAGCAGCAAGGATTGCAGGTACTGAAAGTCCGAAAGCAACGGTAAGGTACTTAGCTGCTTGTAGAGATACACCTAATGTGTCTGCTAAAGCATGAAAATCACCACCGCTGGTGAGATCAAGTTCTTCCATTTTTTCTTTTTCTTCACCTTCCATCATTGGCTCTTCTTCAGTTTCTTCTTCTGATTCTTCATCAGTTACTTCAATCTCCTCTTCAGGAGCTTCCATTTCTTCGTCACCGGCTTCTAATTCACCAGCGGCGATCATTTCATCTACCACATCTTCGATAAATGCTTTTAAATCTTCTTCAGTCATGTCTTCAAGATCGATTTCCTCTTCTTCCTTCTTTTCTTCATCAGCTTTAGGCTCTTCTTCAGGCATTTCTTCGTCTTCAGCTTCTTCCATTGTTTCATGGTCTTTAGCTTCTTCCATTTCATGCCCCTCTTCTTCGCCTTCTCTTAATTCATCAAGAAGTTCGTTGAGTTCTTCTTCGGTCATGGTTTCTTCTTCGTCATGTTTGGCTTCCTCCGTAGAGTCTTCCTTGTCATGCATTTTGGCTTCTACCATTTTCTTTTCGTCCTCTTCGTCCATTTCTGTAAGTTTCTTTTCAAGCATAGATTTTAGTTGCGGAGTGAAGGCTTCTTCTAATGCTGCTTTAGCGTTAGAGATAGCCATTTCCTTTACGGCCTTTGCATCAGCAATAGCCTCTTTTAACAATTCTCTGTTTGACATTTTGTTCCTAAAATTTAGTTTTGGAAAGTACGCTTATTAGATTTTCAAGCGTAATAATTTTTTAACTTATTGTACAGAATGCTATATTGAGATAGCATATCTACTTTTAATAAATATAGATGTTTTTACAAAAAGCTATCTTTAAATAAAGATTGTTATATAATCGGGCATTCACCGAAACTACAAAGTAATTCTCTGATGATTTCGTTAGCCTTAGAATAATCCTTAATAGAGCTGCTCTGGAGAGCTTCATTTAGCTGTGATGGGTGCATCCATGAACCTGGATTTGAAGGAGTGGAAACGAAATCCCAGCATAATAGCTCGAAGTCATCCTGTACCTCCAAAGTCTCACCTATCTGTTTAACGGAACCCATTCCTCTTGATGAAACCCCTACTTGAATACCATTGTCAATTAAAGACTTTAGAATGTTCCCGGACGGAGTAGGAAGAATTTCAATCTTACCCATAATATAATCCCCGTCCCACCAAACATCCTTTATGTTGTGAGAAACGTTTTTAAGGTTTATTACAGTTGATTCTGGATGATCCAATTCACCAACTGCCCGGTTATTCTTAACCGAATCCATATACTTATCGATCTCTCTTTTCCATATTGATTTAGAGTAATAGCGTCCGTTGCCATTCTTGACTTCGGCTGTAGCTAAAATACCCTCTACCATGGCGTTGCCGGATCCGTTTCTGGCCTCGGTTAACTTGCCGACTGGTTGGAAGTTTTGAGTCTCTATAAGTAGATTGTCTGACATTATTATTTTTTGATGCCTTTATTTTTAAGCATTTCTTTGACTGCTTCTGCATAACCCATTTTTTCTACCTGCTCACCGGCTTCTTCGTTTGGAGTTTCTAACTCCTCATCCATCAATTCTTTCTTCTTTCCGTATTTTCCTTCCATACGAGCTTTTTCTTTCTCGTATCTTTTCTTCTTACCTTCTAAGAATTTGATGTTCTTTTTCATCTCCTTTACCTTCTTCTTATCAACCATCTCTGCTACATCGTCTCCTTCAGTTACTGAAAGTTTAGATTCTAGTTCAGAAATTAGTTCATTTACTGCTTTTAGTTTTGCTTCAACTTTGGCAGCTTCTGATTGTTTTTCAATCTCTTTGATCTTCTTCTCCATGACCTTATTCTTAGCTTCATTAAGCTTAACAGGCATCATCTTGTCTGTATCAGATGCTTTCAAACCAGGAGCTTCATCAGTATATCCGATTCCCTTGATTCCAAAGGCACCATCTTTCATATAGTGCATTGGATCTTTTTCAAGGTTCTTAACAACCATCTCCTTTAATTCTTCTTCGGTCTTTTCAGCGTTCTTAGGATCCTGCATCTCGGCATAGTAACCTGAGAGTATAGATTCCATAGAAAGGTTATTTGAGTCTTTAACGTCTTTATAATCGTATCCTGCAGTTTCTAATTCTTCAACTTCCTTATCTGTCTTCTTAAGATCGGCTTTCACATTCTCGTTAAAGATTGAGAACCAATCAGGATTGTTAGGCTTTTTAGAAGATATGCCGATAAATCCTTCTGAAAGAATTCCTCTTTCGGTTAGGTTGTGAACGGCTTGATTAAAAGTTAAAGCACCGGTAACAACGTTTGGAAACATTGAACGTGCTTCTTTTAAGAATAATTCTTTATTGCCTTTACCTTCTTTAATAAGGTTTAATTTGTTCTGTAGGCTTTTCATACGTTTATAAATATAATGTTTTTATTTCCAAAGATCTTTTACAACTAAACCTTTGGCTTTCTTTCTTAGTTTATTCTGATCTACAAGTTTATACCCTAACTTAAGATAATAGTTTCTTGCAGCTCCTTTAGCGTTTTTATCAGGGTTATAAGCATATTTACCTAGGTATCCCCCTGCACCGGCCGAGGTAGACATTTCCTTAAGCTGTCTTTTGAACTCGGTTATGGTCATATTTAAAGTTCGTTAATTAATTCGTAATACTGTAAAAGATTAACGATATCGTCGTTGTTAAACTTATCATTCTTCTCCAAAGGATTAACGTATTTAAGAACTTCCTCAAGTTTAATCTTAACAACTTCATCTTCTAATGATTTCATTTTCATAGATAGAGTTGATCTGATTCCTGGGATTCTATTATTATAAAGTTCTTTTAATTTTTCCGGAGAGTCTACTGAGTTAATAAATTCTTTAAGTACTTCTTTCTGTGTAGGTTTAAGATCATCATACTTATCGTTGAACTTCTCAAGTAAGACTCTATAAGTTAACATCTTTAGATCCTTATCATACCCGTTAAATTCCTCCATCAATTCATCCTTCTTTTCTTCTATAGGAGTTTTAGAAAGATGCTCAAGTAGGGTCATTTTATTATTAATGACTACTTCAGGTGCTACCTCGTCAGAGGAATGGTTTTCAATTAAATTATTTAAAGCAGCATAGGCTTTATAGTTATTAACTTTAACTTTGAAGAATTTATCTACGCTATAATTCTCTTTAATTTCTTTTACAAGATTGTAGCGCTGTTTTCTAATCTCAGTACGATTTAATTTAGTAGAAGCTTCAACCAGACTATTAATTACGATCTCGGCTCTACCTTCACTTAAAGACTTATACTTGTTAAGCTGCTCGTATAATTTATACTCTTTTCCTAGTTCTGAATTTAGGAAATATTTTCTAAGAATGGTGACTGCGGCTGAGTCTTCTTTTCCTTCTAGCGTATCAGCGGTAATTCGCCTAACTAGCAATTCAAAAAGGAGTCCTGTATTCTTGTACTTGGAATGTTTGATCTGCACGATAGTCGGTTTTATAATAAATATGTGTTAAATTTTATTCCCTAATTTGTTTTGGGTTCAATAAGTTCTCTGATTTCTTTTCTGATTCAAATACTAGCTTTTTCTTTACCGGGATATTCTTTAAAGCGTCTTGATGTTTCATAGCCATTTTCTCGGCTTCTTCAAGACTATACCCTCTAGCATCTGCTCTTTTAGGTCTGCCGTATCCGGCTTGATCGTCATTCTTGGCAGCATCTCTACCGAGTCTGTCTTTACCTAAAGGATCATTCTGGGTATTAACCATTGATGCTTTTTCTTTAGGACGTCCCATCTCAGGCTCATCTTCATTATACCCATCAGGTACATCACCTGGTCTATCATAGACTCTACCCTTTCCGTATGCTGTTGCAATATCATGAGGAGTTCCGTAAGACTCTCCTGTTTCTAAAGGATCATTTCCTTCGTTCTCAATCTGGGATTGTCTAAAGTCTCTTTTCTTATCCTGTAAGATTAGATCTCTATACTCATCGTATTGATCTTGAGATAAGTGGAAGATATTATCATAAATCCAATCCGTTGGAAGTAGGCCTGTATCTTTAATTTGAGCTGCTAGATCAACCTTCTCTTTTAATAAAGCAATTCTCTCCTGATCGTAAATGATTGAAGGAGTGGTAAGGCTTAATTCAAAGTTAGTTAAGGATTCGTCTCTATAACCCTGAATATAAAGATGTACAAAAGCAATCTTATAAAGTTCGGATACCATGATTCTTTGAACCTTTTCAATGGTTCTACCGAATCTAATGTCTTCAGCAGCTAGGGTTGCTTTACCCTGTAAGTTCTCATCATAACCTAAGAATGCTTTCGGCACTCTCAAGGCAGCAAATAACTTGTCTCTTAGGTATTCAACGTCTGTTATACCGTCATACTGTAATCCTCCTAGAGTTTCAATCTTGGTAGTAGTATCATTGCCTCTCATAGGGATATAAAAATCCTCCATAAGATTCTGCATATTATACTTTAGGTTATATTCACCGGTTGATTGATCAATATAAGGAGTACGCTTCATTTTAGAGATTGCCTGCTGCATGAAGTTCTCAATCTCATTTGGAGGAATACCGCCGACGTTCATATAGAAGATCCTCTTTTCAGGAGCTCTTACTATTCTATGAACCAGCATTGCATCTTCCATTAGAGTATACTGTTTAAATAATTTCCTTGCAGGTTCTAAATAAGATCTTCCATAAGGTAGGAAGTTAACATCTGTTAGAAGTCTGAAGTGGGCTATTTCGTAATTATCAAAGAAGATATCTTTTCCTGATTCCTGATTTGGTCCTCTAAAGTATCCGTAAGTATCGGCTGCCAGTCCATCAGGGTCATATCTAAACCTAACTGCAGATGGATTAGCCTCGTCAAAGCCTTCTTGTCTTTCTATATTAAAGGCTGAAAATGGAATTACGTTATAGACTCCGTATTTCTCTGATGCTTCTAATTTTAAAAAGAAGTCACCATACTTACACATATTCCTAATCCACCAACTTAAATTAAATTCAACATTTAGAACGTCGTAAAATAAGTTATAAAGGATCTTCTGTATATTCTCATCCGACGAACGGATCTGAAGAACTTCTCCCATATCATTCTTAAGAGTAGATTCTTCAGCCAGGATATCTAAAGTAGATGCAATGATGGCATCTGTATCCATAGCGTCATACTCTGAGTATAACTGGGTTCTTAAAGTCTGATAGTTAAAGCTATTCTGATATCCATATAAAGAAGATGGTGAAGTAGTATAGATTCTGTTGTATCTAGAGACTAAAGAGTTAGTTTCCAACTCTCCGGACATCTGAATCTGGTTTGTATCAGCAACTTTTAATTGATCGCCTCCAACGTTTCTAATTATTACATCAGTCGAAAAAAGGCGCTTAAGTCTTGAGAATATGCCGGTATCTGCCATTAGTATAAGTTAATATAAGTATAAATAGTTAAAAAAGCCAACTTAATTTACTTAAGTAGCCAGCTGAAATCCTCTGTTCCTCCCTGTCCATTATCTATCTGGTACGGATTCTTGACTTCATTAGGAGAATATACTCCCTGGTATGGTGTTTTATTAGAAGAGATATTACCTAGAGCTGCTTTAGTTATATCAATTCCCTGCTGGTTTAATTGTAAGGCTGTATCTCTGACGTACAACCCTGTTCCAAAAGACATTACCAGGTCATCATTGTAACCGTACTGTGCCTCCGGGCGTCCATTCTTCCAAACAAAGACTTTCATTTCTTCTATTAGTCTTTTTGATTGTATGATAACAGCTTTTTCATTGATTGCCTCTTGAAACTTACCTACAATTAAAGGTCTGGTCTTAGAGTTCATAGTAAAACCAGGGGTCATATTGCTGTGAATATCATATTGATTAAAATATGAATCGGCTGTTAAAGTTCCTGACTTAGGAGAATGGTAGAAGTTAGCATATCCTCGGTCCAGGATTGTTTGAATGGCTGCCCAGCCAATGGATGCGTTTTCAACCACTAGTAGTGCTTCATTATATTCGGTTGCTATTGCAACTAAAAGTAGTCCAAACTCTTTTGTACCAATCTGACCTCTATATTCACCGACCTGAGTGTTGTTTTCTATATCTAATATGTGGAATGCTGAATAGTCTTTACCGTCTCCACGGGCAACGTCAGCTACTACCATGTAATTACGGGAATAATCAACAGGTTCCCAGATCCATAAGTTCTGATCTGCTCCTCTTTTTTCTAAAGGCTCTTTCATGTAGGTCTTCATGTAGAATTCCATGAACTCACCGTAGAAAACCGTGTCTCCTGATGTACTAAAGTCACAATCACACTCTTGGGCTGCCAGTCTCGGGTCTCCTAACAGGTCATCCTGTCTTTCTCTCCAAGATTCGTCTCTTTCCGGGTGTACATACCAGGGTAACTTAATAGGAAGAAAGTCATTCTCCTTATTTTCAGCTCTTACCCATGTTTGATGGAACCAATTTCCTGTTCCATACGGGGTTGATAGTACGATTGCACCTCCTCCTGTTGCTAAGGTTTGTTGAGCTGATGCCCAAGTCTCTGCAATGTTATCAATAAAGGCTGCCTCGTCAATTAACAGTAAGGATACAGCTTCAGAACGTGCAGAATCCGAATTTGATGACTTGGCCTGTATTTTAGAACCGTTAGCCAGTCGTAAAGACAGTTTGTTATGCTCGACCGATGGTACTTTTAACCAGGAAGGTAGGTTTTCATACATGAACTGCACCTTTGCTACCAGGTTTCTTGCTGTTGCCTGTGTGGTTGCCAGGGTTAGAACGTTTTTATCCTTGTGGAATAGCATCAGCCACAGTGAATATCCTGCTCCTAAGGTGGAAATACCCAGCTGTCTTGACTTTAAAATGATGGAATACGGGTTATCTTTGAAGTGAGATAGTACTTTTTCCTGGAATGGATATAGGCTAAACAGTATTCTACCACGTTGAGGGTGCTGGATATAACAGTATTTTTTCATGAAATGTACCGGATCTGCGACACATCTTACGAATTCCTGCCTGATTATTTGTTTTAAGTCCTGGCTCATA